TTTTTTATCTCATCCCTTAATACATCTACCTTAAACAAAAAACCTCCCTCTATGACCCCATTATAAGCCAATAAATGTATCCATACGGAAGACTCTGTTGTTGATATTCCAGAAGGTTCTCCTTTATATCTGATTTCAATAGCTATATTACCTGTTGTTTTCCATATATCACGTTCTGTTTTTACTTCTATTTTAGTGTTACCTTCCAAGACTTTTGACACAAACTCTTCACCCATTTTACCAAACTCCAGGTCAATATCAAACCCCTTGCAGTATCCTTCTTCTAGTGGCATCCAAATACCTCCTTTCTCTATGTAAGCGTTATCTCCCCATTTTCTATATATGTCCATCATTTTAATCACATTTATATAGTTTTCTGAATATAGACTCAGCTAAGTTTACAGTTATCGCATTTCCGTATTGCTTATATCTTTGATTGTCTGAACAGCAGTCATTCCAGTCATCAGGAAATCCCTGAAGTCTAGCAGCCTCAACTGGAGTTATTTTTCTTATTCTAGTTATATCATTTTCTGTTTCTATAATTTTAAATCCATTTCTAGGAGATGGACTTCCAGAGTTTCGTGTTAAAGTACCACATATATTATCTTTTTTAATGTATCCATTGTAATCATCCAATATCTCTCTTTTTATAATATATATGGGAGTTGATGTTGTCAGGGTAGGGGACATCTTGTTCTTTCTTATTCTAAGTCCCTCATCACTTCTCCAATCAGCAATATCTACTTCTTCACTCTCTTTAACAATTTTTTTGTCATATCGTCCGAGAGGAAATACTTCGTGCATACTATTAAGTAGTTCCCATTGACAGTCATACCCAGCGTCAATAAACTCTTTGAGTATGATTTCAAAGTCTTTTCCTCCGTTACTTGAGAACACCCCTCTGACATTCTCAGCGATAAAATATTTGGGTTTTTTATCCCTAATGATTCGCATTGCTTCAAAGAAGAGACTGCTTCTTTTACCTTTGAGTCCTTTTCTGTTCCTGATATTAGCAACCGATAAATCTTGGCAAGGGAATCCGAAAGTGACCAAGTCAATTTCTGGTAGTTCCCCTGTGTTGATGTTTTTGATGTCTCCCATATTTTCTGCATTATTAAACCTCCTTTTAAATACTTGGTTAGCGTGTTTATCTATATCTGAATATCCTATCCATTCAGGATATACTCCAGCCCGATGTAGGCCAAGTGAAAATCCTCCAATTCCTGAGAATAAATCCAAGTGTCCCTTAATCTTCATTACTGCCTCCCCATAAGTTTTTTCTCCAACTGCTTAAAGCTTTAGCTCTCTCAGCTGTTGTCATTGCCTTACGACCCGTTTTCTTTCTTTTTATTTTAGCGCTTCCCATCTTTGGGAATGTACACTTTTTGTATGTTTTTCCATTATATGTCATTAAAGTATTCTCCTTTCGCATAATGTGCTATGAGAATTGCATCAGATGTAGCGAGTGTCAACTTATTTACATCAGGATAAAGTTCTCTAGCTTTTTCTTTTAACCATCTTTTCCTTACATCTCTTTTTAAAGCCTTTGGACAACCAACCCATTTAATCCACTCAACAGGAATCACGGTATTCATTTTAATCTCATGACATGAAGCAATACCTAACCATTGTCCATAGTTAACTCCATATGAGAATGCCGCTCTCACTGCATTTGTTGGTCTAGCCCAAACTCTTTCCATTAATAGTCTTATTTTCTCTGGTGGTGTTTCTCCCATGGCAATCTGAAATAATAAAGCCATATCCTCACTTGCTTTTGGACATTTATATGCTCTCATTACTCCCTTTCTGTCTATACAAGCTAATCCTCCACCTGCACCTGGGTCTATACCTATATATTTAAAACGTGAGTTCATTGTTTACCATCTCCTCTATTGAATTATATATTTTACATTTATCTCCATCATATCCCAAATCAGATATTCCTGAATCTCCATATCTAACTTTACAAGCATGCAGTGATATTATATTCTTTCCTTTTCCAGCCTCACCTTTGACTTTATAATCATAATAAGAAAAGAATACATTTTCAGCTACTTGTTCTATTGCTCCACTTTCAGCTAAGTCAGACAATTGAGGACTATATGTTTTTCCTCTACTATCTTTTTCTATTCCTCTATTTAGTTGTGAAGCTAAAACAACAACACAATTAGTTTCTTTTGCAAGCCATTTATAGTCATTAACAAGTCTTTCTATTTGAAGTCTTCTTGAGTCCTCATGTCCATCACATGATATTAATTGGATATAGTCATCAAATATAATATCTGGATTAAACCTTTTTACTTCACTTGCTGAACTTGAAAAATCTTTCAAATCATCAAACATAAGGAATTTATCACTACTATATTTTTTTCTTATCATATTTATAGTACTATTAACTATGTTTAATTCATTTTGACTAAAAACATTTTTCCTAACTTTCCCATAAGATAATTGTTCAGATTCTAAACATATAATTTTTTTGAATAGTTCAGAATTTGGAAGTTCTCTGCTGAAAAACATTGCCCGTTGACCATTCTCAAGGGCTTTTGACAATAGGTTGACCATAACGGTGGTTTTCCCATGTCCAGGTCTTCCACCAATTATGGTAACCTCTCCTCTCGTCAATCCTCCAGCGAATTTATCTATATGTGAATATCCTGTTTTTATTAACTTTGATGTATCACATTTAATTTCATCTAATGTGGTACTAATAATGTCTTCTATATCCTGTGCTTTTGAAGGTCTGGAATTTAACAGTTCTCCATATAAAGAATGTGCTCTTGATATGCTCTGGTAAATATCCTTATCATTTGATTTTGCTTTTTCACTAATGGTTTCCGATTCAACAATTACTTTACGCAATAAATACTTATCATATATTCTCATTGCATAGTATTCAGCTGCCCCTTTAGCGCATGTGTTGCTTGTACATCCTGTTATGTAGTATTGTGTAAATCCTCTGCTTGTATCTTTTTTAGTCACGGTAGAACAAACAGATAATGTGTCAATATTTTGTCCTTGTCTTTTCATTTCTACAATACGCTGCCATAGAAGTTGAGCTTTAATTTGATAAAATACTTCTTTCTCTCTGAAATATTTAGATACCTTGTCGTATTCTTCTATGTTTTGTATTACAGAACCAAGTAGGACATCTTCCGAATCTATATCGTACGGTAGTGTTGTTTCCATATTATTGGCCCCTTATTAAAACGGCAATAGCCATTTCTCGCTTTGTTATTTTAATCTATTTTACTTATAGGTTTATTTAAAAACCTTTTTCCTCAATCTCAAGTATCTCAAGTTCCCTTATTCTTCCTTCAGTATGACTTATAAGTCTTTCGATTCTTCTGATTTCTTCTCTGTATCCATCAATATCGAGCTTGTACCACTCGATGATTGTCCTTCTGTCTGACCTTGGTTCGTCTGATGTTGCCATTCATTTACCCTTTCTGCTACGGCTTGTTTAATAGCATCCACCAATTCATCTTCCTTTACTTCATTAACCTTAAACATCGTTGTGTTATCTTGTATTGGAAGAGACTGCATAGGTTCATTTTTAAAAAAGATACCCCATTTTTTATTTTTTAGAACCTCACATATAAGTTCTGCTATGTTTGTTTTCATTGTCTCACATCTCCTATCTTGGTTTCGTTTATCCTCTAAACAACTTTCATGCATCAGTGCGGTGTACTCATTTAGATGCCTCTTGTTGTCCGTTGTCAGGAATACTGTCCCTAACTCTGTTTTTATTAACTTCTTCAACCTTATCACGTAAGTACTTGCCAAAGGTGTCTGTGTCTTTTTTCCATTCATGATATACCTCTGTAATAAATTCTAAACTACTTACTCTTTTTACTAGATTTTGATTTTGTAGTATTAGTTGATTTACTACCGTCTCCATCTCCTTCATTGTTGGTTTTTTCTTTTTTTGTTTCATTTTTTACCTCCGTTTTCTTTGGTGGTTTTATTGTTCCCATTTTATGAATTTTTTTTTCTACAGATTCTTCATATATGTCATCAAGTTCTTCATCTATTTCGTCAATTTTAGATACCATTCCCCTTAACTGATTTTCAAGTCTTTCAACTTTTATTTTAAGTGAATCAATATCTTTTTCCATGTCTATAGCTCTACCCATTTTACATCTCCTTTTTTTTAATTAAAGGGCATGTTCCGACACTACCTATTGTTATTCATTTAACTAAAGTTTTCACCATACCCATTTTAGTCATTGCTTGATAGTACATGCCCAAAGTCTGTTAAAGAAAGGGAGCAGATGAATTAGGGTGTGTTGTGGTATCCGCTCCCCTCCTATATTATTACTTCTTTATATGTCTGTATATAGTAGCCCTTGACACATTAAACATACTAACCATTTTATTTGGTCTTACACCAAGTTTATACAGCATAGTTATTAAGACACTTTGCATTGGTCTTATTTTTGTTCTATTAGAACGGGATTTGGTCATTTTTGTTTCCTCCTGCTATGTCCAGTTTAGTTCCGCCTTCCCATTTTTTGCAGAACTTGCAGTCCCAATACTGCTTCTCAACTCCATCTTTGTTTTTAAATGGTCTTCCAAGGTCAACAAAAGCCGTAACTGGTTTGCCCAGAAAATCTTCTTCCGTTAAATTAGGAAGAGCTTTTACTTGTTCTTTTTTACCATCTATTTCCCTTTCAACCGTAGGACATTCAATTCCTATTGTTTCACAAAACCTTAAATAGCTTGTGTTTCCAGTTGAATTGGATTCAAAGGTGTCTTTTTCAGAAGGTTCTAGGAATCTCCATAGTTTACCTCTGAAATTTTTTCCAACATATGCATCACCTTTAGTTGCTACTGGTTTTCCATCAATACCAATATAATGGAAATCCAGGTTTTTATTTTCAGGTGCGACTGTTGTTGTAAAGGTATACAGTCTTGCTCTATACTGACCACCCTTAACATCAACAATCCTTGATTCTACTTTTGTTATGTGACAAAGATATTCACCTTTAGCAAATGGTGTTATTTCCTTTTTTACCCCAGGTTTATAGTAACTTTGTTCTTTTGTTATGTCGTCAAACATATCGTTTACGTCAGCCATTATTTAACTCCTTTCTCATTTATCATGTTTTGTATTTTCTCCATAGCTGCTTCATAGTTGTTTACATGCAACTCCATGTTCTTTGCTTTATACTTTAAGTCATTAACAAACTTCTTTCCCATAGGCTTTGCTAAATCATAAAGTTTCTTTTCTTCATCAGGTGTTAACGCATCAGGTTCAGGTAAATCTTCACCAGCGAAGATGTATAATCCTAATCCGTGAAGAGCAATGCACTTAGCAAGAGCTCTTTGTAATGATGTGTTAATCTGAAAAGCATTTGGTTTTTCTACTGGGTCATTCCTATTGTCAAGCACAGGATGCACTTGTGATAGAGATATTCCTTTAACTTCTACCCATACTTCAACAAAGTAACCACACTCTGTCTTAAAGAATGGTGAACCATCCTCAGCTTTTGTTACGCCCCATCTAGCATCAGGGACTGCTTTCTTTAACTCTTGTACTGCATATGCCCAAGAAAGATAGTTAAACTTCCCTTTCTTTTTTACATGCTTTCCTACATCTACCTTAAAGAGTTTGTGAAATGTGCTGTGTTTTTTTATGTCTTCCATACACTCTCCTTATCTAGGATTACAATGGTCTTTGAATTGGCAATAGTTACACTGCCAACCTTGGACAGGCGAAACTCCAACTCTAAAATCAGGTAATCCTTGTTTATGTTCATCGTTAATATTCTTCCAGTAAAGGTAAGCCCTAGACAAATAAGTGAGCGGTACTTCAACAGCTCTCATATCTGATGTATCCTTGTTATAGTAATACAAAAACATACCATCTAACCTTCCGAATAATTGTTTTATAGCATATCCATATGTTCCTAACTGCAACTCATATTGTATTGATGGATTCAGTTGTTTTTTCTTTCCAAACTTCATCTTCCAAGCCCAACCTCCACAAGTTTTAAGGTCATACAGATAAACTGGTTGTTCAGGAGAGGTATTATCCTTTGCTACAATATCATAAAAACCTCTCACATTTAATTCTTCAATAGCTATCTCACCCTCAACGTGAAATTCAATCTCTTTTTCTTTATTTTTATTTTCTTTTTCTCTATTACTAGATATATTATTATCTCTATTAAGAGTGCGTGCATGCACCTGCATAAGGGAATCCTGTATATCTTCGTGTACAACATTACCCAATCTTAAGAGTCTTTTTGTTCTTATATCAATTGGGTTAGTCGGTTCTATATTCTCAACAGATTCATAATATAGTTTCCTAGAACAAGAACCAGCGCCACTAGCATGATACCAGTTTTCATTTCCTTTGTATCTCTCCTCTGTATTCTCATCTTGTTTCAGGTCTATATAATCTCTGTATATACCTTCTATATCTATCGGACTTTCTGTTTTTTTCATTGTTTATGTTTTCCTTTAACTACACTCGTATATGTGTTATTAATTTAGTGATTTATAAAATTCTTACAAAGCGTTTTCTTTCTTTTTCTCATTATTTTTTTTTCTTTCTCATTTCCTTTATCACCTCTTCCTTCATTTCTTCCCAACTTTGTTTTTCTATACTGCCGTGAGACTCTTCCCATAGTTTAAAAACAAGTGCTCTCAACATATTTATTTCCGCTAAAATGTCCTCTCTGCTATTCATACATTCTCTCCTTTTATGTGTTTTAGTAGGTTTTTAATCTCTTTTTCCTTTTCCCTTACCCTATCCTTCAGTTCTTCATTTTTGTCCGTTAAACGTGCAATTTCACGCAAAAAAACCCTATATGTATCCTCGTTATCGTTTAATTCTTTTAGGAGTTCTTTTAGTTTGTCCACTATTTCTTCTCCTGTAATTTTTTTTCATAGTTTTCGAGCAGATTATTTACAACCTGTAGTTCATCTTCTATTTTTTCTTTTTCTTCCAAATAAGATACATATTGCTTCAAATAAAGCTTATTCTTGTATTTATCACCAAGTTCCCTTAACATCTTTTCTATATCCACTTTAAATCCTCTGTTTTGAATGAGAGCCATTTCTGACTCTCATCCAGTTATTGTTTACTCGTTAATAGCGGTTGGTTCAGAACAGCTTGTCATCATTGTTCCCGCGTCACCAAGTCCATCACCATCTCTATCTGCGTACCAGTCCTTCGCTCCATTTCCTCCACATTCGCCACATTCATCTCTGTCGTTGGTTATACAGAAATCATCAGTATCATTGGCATTTAAAACCCATCCGCCTACAATGACATTGTCTATGTGAGACACATTTGAGACTTCCTCCAGGTAGTCGGTCGTATACTCTTGACCTCTCCATTCAAATATGTATCCTTTTCCGTGAACATCTCTATTTATAGAAAAGGCAACATCAAATGAATATTCATCAAATGCTGATACTTCTTCCTCAACTGGTATTACTTCAGGTTCATCATCGTCTTGTTCTATCGCTATCAATCTGTCAAGCATATTAGCAACAAGTAGGTCTATTTGGTTTTGGTCATCAGCTACATTATTTACTTTTGTTGAGTTAATGGTAACCCAAAAAGTTAACATCGCAAGAATAGCCCAAACCGCTTTCATCTGTTTTTCCATCTCTTCTCCTTTTTTGTTTTATGGAATTATCTTCCTTCGTTTTCGTCAATCATATAATATTCGTATTCCGTTTGTCCAAAATATTCCCACACTTGAATTCCAAGCGTAAGTATAATCTTAAAATCCTTAACTTCTGGCATATTATCCCAATCATAGCCAAGTTTTCTTCCTCCACTTTGCAGGAATTCTTTTGCGTAATCTTGTATTTTACTCATTTTCGCCTCTCTATTTTGTTATTTATTTTATTCACTTTAGCATGTAGTTTGTTAAACTCTTTCATTGAGTCCATCCTAAATCTATAATAACTTTTCATACCCTTGTCCATGCTTGAAAGTTTCCAAACATGCTTTAATCCTCTTAAGAACATATAAAATCTATTCATTTATCCTCCTTTTTAAAGTTGAAATGAGGTTCAATGGTTTCAGGGTATACCTCAATGATATTTCCTTCTCTATCTTGATATCCGCTAGCCTCATATTTGTTTCCGTTATCATCAGTGCCTGATAGATGGACACTTGCTTCTCCAAATTCATAATGTTCTGATATGGATTCAATCTCCCAATCAATCCCATCATATGGAGTTGCATATTCATCTTGAAACTTGTCAATCGCTTCTTGAAATACTTTGTCTACTTTGTATGGTTTATCTTTCATTTGTTCTCCTTTTCTATTAGTATTCTTCCTAACCACCCACAGGCAACATTAACAGAATCTCTTACATTGTCATTCCAATCTGGTTCTCCGTCAATGTCTGCACCACCCATATTGTCAATCCACTCTACTGCCTCATTAAGCCATAATATTGTTTCTTCAATATCTCTTTTATCTTGTTCAGTTGTTTTCATTTGTTCTCCTTTTTTAAGCTTATTTTGTCTTCCCTTATATATATGATATTTAAAAATTGTTTTAAATCTTTTTTAGATAGTTTCATTAAAATTTCTTCAACTTTATCATTTAAATTTAATTTATATCTTATTTTTAATGCTATTTCAAATTTTTCCATTATTTATTCTCCTTTTTTATACAAGAATTACAATGTATTGTTAAAGGCTTTACTAATTGTAGTTTGCTTTTATGTTTTAGTTTTTTACAAACTGCACAATAAAACTCTGTTATGTATTTTCCCATAGTTACTCCTTTATTATTTATTTTTATTTTTCCCATTAACTATTATAATCAGGATGGTTTTCAGTATGTTCTATTAAATACTGACTTCTACCTTCATCTTCTTGTTGCATATAATACTTTATCATAAAATATATGTTTGGATAAAGTTCTTTGTTATCTTCATCTAATAAAAAACTAAAACATTCATCATATGTAAGTTTTGGTATTTTCATTTTGTTACCCCTTTATTATTTGTTTTTCTTTTTTATACTCTCTATTTATTATACTTAATCACTTTCAAAAAAGTTCCCAATTATTTTTTCTCCTCATATTCTGTTATATGAATTGGTTTACATGCATCATTGCAGTCCTCACAAATTGCGAATGTGTCTCCGTGTATTTCTTCGCTGAATCTATAGTAAGTATTACCTTCAATTGTGATGCAGTCATTAACATCTATCCACGCTTCTTCAATTATAGCTGAGGAGCCACAATCATCACACACCACATAGTCATCTTTTAATTTTGATATATCCTCTAACATTTTTTTAGTTATCATTTTTCTCCTTTCTGTAATGTTTGTTCCATATAAGAATCTAAATCTTCCAATAAATATTTATATCCAACTGCAATCTCACCATACAATCCTATCCCTATATAGTTTGATATCATACCTTTTGGATATTTTTCGTGGCGACTTAAAAAG